GGGGATTGTGGAATGTAATAACACCGTTAAGACGCAGTTAATCTATTCATAGGATTAAATTTTCGTCTTTCTTCAGGAGTAATACTATTTAAAGCATTTGACAAAGTCATACCAGATGAAAGAGCTTTAATTCTATTAGTTGATTCAATTGAGCCCATAGTTGTTTTAACCATTACTGGAGAAACAACAAACGGTTTACCTATACCAACTCCTAAATTCCATATTTGATTCATCTCAATTATATTTTGAGATGTTCGTATGTATTTAGAAACAGAATTAGATGAATTAAGACATAATCTAAGCGACTTATCTAAAATTCGTCTGTAAGTTGGAGTATATGATGACATCATATCAGGTTTACGTTGGAACTGTTCATCCAGTCGTAATTTTAATGAATCTATCATACCTTTACGTAAGAAATCCTTCATATCAGAAGGAGCCATGATGAATTGAGTTAATATAGCAGACAATCTATTCGATTCTGATCGAGCTATTTGCTGAGCAGGATGAAACAATTGTTTATCTGATCTAACCATAAAATCCGTCATGAAATCACTTAAAGCCATTTGACCATTAGAAACTGAAAGAGGAACATAACCAGAATCCATACACCAAGTAAGCATTGATGAAAGTGTTGTATTGGACGATTTCAGTAACTTATCAAGTTTACTTAATTGATCCATAACAACAGTATATGTAAAGAAATTAATCAGATCTGCTTTAGATATACCATAGGATGTTGACCATGTTTCATAGTTAAGATCATTAGCATCGGAATTAGGAAACCGTTCTAATAGACCACTAACCTCTAAAGGTAATCCATTTAACCGAACAAGAGATATAAGATCCGTATCTCTAAGGAATGATGAGAAGAATGGCCATATGTTAAGACTAGAAAGGAATTGTCGTTTAACTAAATCATTTTGTAAATCACCAGCATAAGAACCATCAATATATGTCTTAGCCATTAACTTAACTGGTAAAGGACTTAATTCTCTACCTTGCAATGTTAATCGAGAAGCAAATTCAGCACCTGTTGATGTAAATCCTGGAATTACAGATTTATTTAAGTTAATAGAAACACCTAATCCATTCATCAATTCTAAGTAACGTTTCGCTACAGCTTCATTAGCTATAACAATATCATCACCTAGAATTTGATAATTAGAGAAAGAAGGAAGACCAGCCAGTTTTGCCGCTTGTTGAACTATAACATGGTGTGTAAGAGCTAACATAGGGAATGAAGTCTTAGTACCCATAGGTTGTCCAACATGATAAACTACTGCATGACCAAATCGATCATGATAAGCTCTTTTCGTGATTAGATCAGCCCAAGAGTCAGCAAGTTTAGCACCAAATAACTTAGCTAATATCATTCTTTGTAATCTTAATGGTAATCTATCAGTAGCTGCTGAAAGATCATATGAGAATAATTTAACACCTTCCAAAGTAGAAAGTTCTTTAATTCGAGAGAAACCAGCATCTTGATTGAAAGTAGAATCAGTAACCAATGAACGGTTTATATTAGCAATAACATTATGTAATGGAGTAAGAGCCTCTTGTGTAAAATAATCAGCAATTGCTATTATTCTGCACTTGTTTCCC